ATGTGGGTCAATAAGTATATTGACGATTGCACTGATGAGGATTTAAACGATCGTGACTTTATTGCATCAGTTGTTGACCGGGCTATTTTTCATTTCGCGATTAATAGTATATGTAATCTTGGGGATAATAAAGATGCAATGCCCATTGAACAATGTACTTTTGATGTAGAAACTAAGAATGACCTTCCCTCCACGGTTCAGCTATTTTATGAGGAATCTAAGGATAATGAACCTTTAGCGAATATACATTTTCAAGCAATAGGTTCTGGTTTTTTAACGTTTGTTAATGCCTGCCAGGAACATGATGACAACAGCTTAAAATTATTTGCTTCGCTGTTAATTTCACTTTCATATTCTAGTGCCTACGCAGATTTATCAGAAACAGTGTATATTAATGAAAATAATGAGAGCTACCTGAAAGCTCAGTTTGAAAAATTATCTCAACGTGATATGAAGAAGTACCTGGGAGAGATGAAGCGTCTGGCTGATGGGGGAGAAATGAATTTTGATGGCTATCTGGATAAGATGTCACATCTGGTGAATGAAGGAACGCTCGATCCTGATATTTTAAGCAAAATGCGAGATGCTGCACCACAATTAATTAGCTTCGCGAAGTCGTTTGACCCAACCTCAAAGGAAGAGATTAAAATACTTACAGACACTTCTAAATTAATTTATGATTTGTTCGGGGTTAAATCGGAGAAATAATATGTGAAGTTCTTCGATAGTATGGAAGGCATTATATAAAAGGACCCAATATTTATTGGGTTCTTTTTTCTCTATCAATGCTATTAGCAGGGAGATATATTACCAGAGTTTAATGTGTGATTTTTTATTTATCGTCGAACCTGGATTGTTTATCATTGGCCTTAACAAAGTTAACGGCTAATAAGATTATTTCCATCACTTCGTGAGAGCTTCATGCCTTGAGAGGATCTCAATTTTCTTTTGCAATGAGACAGGCGCTTCCTGTTGTTATGGTATAGTACCCCGCTATTGAGCCTCCTGAACAGTGATGCTGAATAACATAACCCCATGATATATCGATAAAATAATCTCTACATTTGAAAATGCACGGTAATTCTGAAATGCAAAAAATCAACCAAACCAGCGCAATGCCTGAAAAAACTGACGTTCACTGGAGTGGTCGGTTTAGCGTTGCACCAATGCTCGATAGGATGTACCGTTGTTGAAAAACAAGTAGTTATACACTCTGTGGGAGCCTATTGGGAACCCGGCGTTTTCATTTCAAGGTGTAATCCATACGCGGCTTAAGAATGAGATATAATGCGACTTTTAGTGTTCCGCTTGAGAGGCCATGATGCTTACCCTGGACGAGATAGGTCAATCAGTACGTAACAATATCCAGTTGATTATTGATCATGTCGGCTTACCTCTTGCTGTTGGTCCGCTCAGTGATGATGATTACAAGATTCTGTGTGGTGGCTATGGTGAGCTTGAATGGGACTATGCGTTAAGTACCTATGGCAACTCCAGAGAAAAGTATGAGTTCTGCATAAAACTTGTTCAGCAAGGTCGGGTTCAGGGAATACCATCAGGAGCAGCAATTTGTGTTTATGGGGTTGAAGAAAACATCTTTCGTATCCATATGATCGAAAGGTTTTCTAGAGAAGATGAATCTCACCCATTGAAAGGGCGCATGGTTTTACTCACTCTTATGAGTGCTTTTATATTTTGTAAAGCTGTTGAATGTAAAGTTGTCCACATTGTAGAGCCAGTACCAGAACTGGTGCAGTATTACGAGTCTTTTGGTTTCCGCATGGAACAGTGCGGTTATGTGATGTCTGCAGTCATTGATGAGCTGCAGGATATCTTTCTTAAATTTGCTCAGTAGGTATAGACGAGAAGGGTCTACAAATTGTAGGATACCCGTCCAGATTACCTTAAAGGTACATCTATGGCAGTCGTTTTGTGCTTAAACTACTAAGAAACGATGTCACCAATCGACATGATCGATTGGCATAAGTTAGCGAAACAAGCTAGCTTTAAAGAGAGGGTTAGAGACGCCTTTACTGTCTCGGGAGTTTTCTATGAAAGATCAAAAAGCAACCAAGCCACAGGTTAAGTTCGACACAATGAAAGCATTCGCAGGTATGGGTGCTGCTGTTGAAGTTCTGATGAAGGCTGCTCCTAATGCGTTCACTCACGCTACTGTCTCTGGTAAAGAGCAGCAGGGTAAGCTTCGTCGTCGCAAAGCAGCATGATCATAGCTGGTGCTTTTTGAAAACCCGCCTTTAGGCGGGTTTTTTCTTTAGTGATGTTCTTTGCCCTTCTGTTTGCTTGTTCTGACCTGTTCCCACTCGATACGTCCTTCTTCTCGTCTTTTGTCTATGTATTCCGCAAGATCCTGAATATTGATGCAACGTTTTGCTTTTTGTGATGTGCCGATGCGATATGTTGGAACGGGCAACTTACAAGCGTTTGCTTTTGCTTCTGCCGTGGCTGGACTCATGCCAAAGTACTTTTGGCTAACTGCTGAGAGTTCAATGTTAGGGGTATTGAATTCAGCCATCAGTAAAAACAAGGTGTTCATAATTTTCTCCATCAAAACCGGCTGCACCCGGGAAAATCATAATTCTGTGCTGGTGGCAGGAATTAATTTCTGCCAGATAGCGGAAACATATTTTGCCTGATGACGAGCATCAGCCAGGGCGTTGTGCCGTTCGCCATCGAAAGGCATGTCCATTTTTGGGTCGAATCCGATGGAACGCCCAAGCGTAACGATCGTGCGCGCATCGTGATCATTCCAGTACGCCCATGGGCAGATTTGTCCTGCTCGCTCATAAGCTCCGCGTAAAATTACGTTGTCGAAGTTGGCTCCGTTACCCCAGACTTTTAAATATTTCGTATTGTCTGCGTGCCGATTAATGAAATGGCTCAGTTCAGAGAGTGCATCGCTGATCGACAAAGTATCATCAATACAGATTGCAGCTCGTGCTTCAGGGCTTTGTTTCAACCACCACAGGATGGTGTCGCCGTCAGGTGTGGCCCCTTGCTCCATAGCACTGTCCAAGCTGACAGCCGCATAGAATTCTTGTCCGATGTCTCCGGTTTCTGGGGTGAAGAACACTGCGCCAATAGAAACGATCGGCGCATCCTTATTTTTCCCCATCGTCTCAAGGTCGATCATTAAGTTGTTCATCACTTTACCTCCTGCGGCGGTTCTGGTAGAGGCATCCAGTGGGTTACCTCTTTGAGATACAGGTCTTCGCCATCACCGTCATCCCAAGTGGGATTGCCATCATTAAACCAGTCGCCATATACGCCGACCTGAGTGTTGGGGATGTTTGGTGGGTAGTTGTTTTTAAAGTCAGCTGCTAACACATAGCATTGTCGCTCTCCCATTTCTGGCATTCGCTCACTACAGCTTATCCAAGCATCCGGAGTTACCGGAGAATTGCCACCCTGAACAGTAGGCATATCCGGACCTTTGCGAATCGCCCTGGCAAGATCGATTGGGTCATCGTACAACCAGTCACCTGTTTGCGGATGATTGGCTTCTGCCAATTGTGCAGCCCACTCCAGGCCGTCTTTGTGTCCTTGCAGATAGTCCAGCGGTAACTCATCACTATTACTTACAGGTTCGGCCTGAAGCATGGCGGCGCGATAGGCGTTCCAGCCGACAGCTTTTCCGTGTTCAAACGCGCTGTCAAAGTCATCATCCATTTCCATCGCAGCGGGCACAGATACCGGCGCTGGAGGGACGGTGTAGAGCGGCATTACCTCAATATTGAAGATATCCCCCTCGCTTGGACACGCCTCTGCGCTACCGTAAACCCAAGGGTGAACGACTCCGTTACGCTTGTTGATTAATCTGTGCGCCCACGCCACAGGCTCCGCTTCGAGCGATGCCAGCGCGATACGCGCATTATTAATCAGGAGGCTATCAGCAGGAGATAAAACAACATGAGCGTTTCCCTCCGCATCAATTTCAGAATTCGTAATTTTTCTGAACAGCTTTGCCAGTTCTTTGGTAATAGTGCTCATGGGTTAGTCCTCACCTTTCTGTTGCACTACCGGAACCGATAAATCGACGCACCAGGAGATAACGCCGAATTGATCATCGTTCTGCGCTTCACCCCAAACGTAATATTTTGATCCTGGCCGACCCATTGCCGGGTCAAATACTTCTATGCCGCGTTCTGCCGTTAACGACATCAGAATCTGATGCAGGCCGCCTTTGATGTTCAGTGACGGAACGGTCAGGAAGTAAATAAACCCGTAAAGCAATTCGGCCTTGCGCTGGCTTCCGTAAAAATACGGGATTTTGTAATAATCCAGCGCGTCGTCGAGCCAGTCTGTTTTGTCGTGGAATTTCTGATGCCAGCGTTCCACTACCTCATCGACAGGTTGACCGGCAACCATTGCAACGCAGGTAGCCATGCAGGTGTTAAATGTTGGCTGCATTTGATGTTGAAGCATCACTCCCCCTTACCAATGCCAGCGGCGCGGTCAATACGTTCAATTTCTGCCAGAATAAGAGCGCCAGCTTTTACTAAGTCGCGGCGTGCTCCTGATTGCTTCCACCAGTCAGGAGACCACGGCCAATGTGCTGGAGTGGAGAAACCTTGGTTGTGCGCATGAATTGCGTAACAAGCCGCTGCATCTGCTAATTCGCTATTTTGATATGCGTTGTCATGTTCAGGAGTCCATCCTTCAACCGACTGTTGCCGCTGGCGTTCTGCTACCACATCAAGAATTGCGGGATTGAATGCGCCCCCCTCCAGTTCTGCTATGCGCTTTTTTGCGGCTTCCAACTCATCCAGCATCGCCAGCACGGTAGTGGGGTTTGCTGCGGAGTTCAGCGCGTTCAAGGCAGTGATATCTGCATCAAGCTGAGTTCCTTCTGCCAGTGAGATATCGAAAATGTCATCAGGCGGCATAACACTAAGGCGCTCATGTGCGCCAACTGCTGCCGCTGCGATTTCACGCAGCGCCTGTTTGTCGATACTCATTGGGCTGGCTCCTGGCGAAGTTGGGCGGCGAACTCTGCGAGAAACTTCTCTGCGTACTCGCCAGAAATCCCATCAGCCGATGGGAGCGTGGAGTTTGCCAGTTCTTCTTTGGTGTCCAGAATCATGCGCACCACGTCGCAGACTTCAGCCAGCGGCTTATCAACGAAACCATGATTGAATGCGGCAGCGAGGCGGCTGGCGGTATAGTTAATCCCCTCGTTGCGAGCATCCGCCCGCACTTCATCCAGGAAGGCGTCGGTGGCTGGAGTTTTGATAGCGTCAAATTCTTCCATTGCCGCTTCAAGAGCCACCTGCTGGCACGCTACCTCTGCGCGCCCCTGAATGCCCGTGCCTTCGCCGTTTAAGTCGTTATGCATCTCATTAAGCTTGTCGCCAAATGACTTCAGCCCCGCATTCTCCGCCGCCAGCGCTGAAAACTTCTCGTGTGCCAACTTAACAGCCGAATCAGCCTGCTTAATTGACTCAATCGCTTTCTGGTGGTCTTCGGACAGAGCCGAAATCTTGGCCTCCGCTTCAGCAAATTTACGCACCAGATATTCAGCGTTTGTTTCGTTCACTTTCAGATCTCGCGGTACACATTTCCCGCGAAGAAACCCTTCCATTTCGAAAACATTCATGCGCATTTGCGTAACTCCGATAACTCGTTAAAACGTTCCATAAACATCCCATAGGCATGGCCTGGCGACAGTGGAATAACTTTGAACATCTCTGTTGCCGGGATACCTTCCAGTACAGGCCAGAAAGAGCCATCATCAAGCCCGAGATCGCGGCGTTCGGTTGCCAGCATGATGAGATCGGCATATTTCACGGGCGTACTCATAACCGGGGGTAACCCGTATTTCTCACGGATTACGGCGTCTATTTTTTCTTCCATCCGTTTATAGTCAGGAAGAAGGCGTTTCAGTGGTGAGGGAATGTCCTGGCAATACGCTTCTGTTGCATCATGCATTAACGCTTCAAAAGCAAATTCCTGCGGTACCAGCTGGCTGCAAAGCACCGCATGTTGGGCGACGCTGTAGAAGTGTGAAAGATGGCCGGCAAAGCGACAGATATTTGAAAGGGAAACCGCGATATCGTTAATATCGATGTTGTCTTTATTTATCCTGTCATAATAAAAATGCTTCCCGGAAAAAGTTTTAATAAATGACATTTTGTTCTCCACGTATATGCGCTGCACCGCGCTGAATTTTGATTGCAGCAATCCAGCCCATTTGACATGGGATGATTGCTGCAATTTTTTTAAGTTGTTGGATTTTGGCTTTTATCTTCTTTGTAAGAAAGAAGGTCACACATCAAATTAACTACCTTGCTGAATTGGAAAAGGTCAGTGCCAGTCTGATGACGCCACTGGAATGCTTTATCATCTTCATCATTAAATGTCTGAGATTGAGTATTGATGCGCGAAAAATGGAAATTTTCGGTAAGAATGAAGGTCACACCGCAACCGGATAACTCCATTTTATCAGCAGTGAAACTACTACTAAGGCTATCGGCCAGTTCGCTTTGAATTGACTCATGCTCAGCTGAGTAGCGAATAATTTCCTTTTGATCTGCGTAGCGTGATAGCTGAATATAATTCCCGACAGTGAATCCTTCAAATGCATTGGCTGCACCATTGATGTAGTTCTTCAGGCGTGTAGTCAGTCCATTCTTGATATCACTGATGTTGATTGTTTCTGTTTTCACTGAACCGACAACCTTAATCAGCATTGCGCATACCATACCGGCTATTATTTTATTGGTTGTGTTGATTACCAATAATTTCTCATCAGTGCTGTACAATGCAAGAATCAGCGTAGACTTAACAAATGCCTGTTTGCATAGATCTACTCGTACGTTATCAATAATGGCCAGTCGTTCGGCACGCTTTAATTTATTCCCGGACATATTTTCGATTGTTTGGATTCGAGAATTAGCTTCTTTCATGACGACATGTCGGGGAATTATTTTCTGATCATGACGGATTACCATTGCGTACCCACCAGATATCGGAGTTACCAGTTCACCAGTGACAGGATTCTCTACAAAAGAGGACCGTGAAAATTCTGTTTCCCCGATTTCAGAATAAGGGAGTTCGAGAAGATGCCCTTCAATAGCCTGTATACTAGGTAATGTTGCTCGGTACACAATTGCGTTACGAAATTTTGGTAATTTCATTCTATTTTCCTCTGCACAAGATATTAGTTTCTCCACAAAACAGAGAAGAACACCTGCGGTGACTGCCGCCCGGATGGATTGGGTTATGAGCCCGTCGTCCGGTGATGCTCTTCTCTGTTTTGTAAAAAGGACGGTACCAGCCGGAAGCAAGGGTACAAGCTGGTACCGCCAAGACTACACACAGCATAAAGTTGTGGTGCCGGGTGCCTCCCGGTGCCTGGCGAAGGTTGCACACCAGGCGGGTGGGTATCCACAGAAGGTCGACTGTCAGCCTCAACCTTAACCCGCGTGCGCTGAGCCGCATTCACCACAACGCTAAGGATTCTCTCTGGTTGAAAATACTTAGCTGTTATGTGCCTGTCTTTTCACCACTTCAGGCTCGGTGGTATCCTTTTAAGTCCGTATACATAAAAGGAAAATCAAATGACTTTTGATGAAAAAGAACTTGATAATGCAATTAATAAAATCATCGTAACGTCGCTCTTTTCCTGTCTCAGCGACACTCAGCAGAAACAGTTCTACGAATCGGCTTTCAACATGATCGAGCGTTGTTGTTTCTGCGATGCCGACGAGTTACCTGAAAAAATCAGAAAACAGTTGGCTGATGCTCTTCGAGTGCGACTTTCTGACCAACTTTCTGAAATGTACTCTCCGAATTTGGACAAATAGAAAAAGGCCATTTCCATTCAGGGTCTGATGGAAAGACTTCAGCCTGTTCCAAAGCACGGCGTAAAGAGAATACAACTCCAGCCATAATCTGATGTTTCCCATTGGTCCAGCTATCGCCGCTCTGATCTACAGGAGCGGCTATGTCGTATGACCAAACGACTTCACC